CCCGCTCAGGTTCGCCTCGCTCAGGTTCGACCCGCTCAGGTCCGCCTTGCGCAGGTTCGACCCGCTCAGGTCCGACCAGCTCAGGTCCGCCTTGCGCAGGTTCGCCCCGCTCAGGTTCGCCTCGCTCAGGTTCGACCCGCTCAGGTCCGCCTTGCGCAGGTTCGACCCGCTCAGGTCCGACCAGCTCAGGTCCGCCTTGCGCAGGTCCGCCCTGCTCAGGTTCGCCCCGCGCAGGTCCGCCCCGACCAGGTTCGCTCGGTGCAGAGTTTTCAGGTTATGCCGGAGCGGATTGGTCTGTAGCCATGCCATGATCTGAGCGGCCACGGATTCTTTTAGCCTGGCCACGCCGAACACAATTTCGGCCACGCCGAAGGCCACTGCCTGGTTTTTGCACTCTTCGTCCGGAGCATCAAGCGTGATGCAGTTCGGAAACGTATATTCTACCTTCCCGCTCCGGTTATGTAATTCTATAGGAACGTATTCATGCAACAGCGTGTCGTGTGAACTGTTGCCTTCTTTCCCGAAAATTTGTAATGGCCCCTCTTCAGGGGCTACCACAATAATCGCTATTCCGACACACATAAACGCCTCATTAGGCGGGCAGGATTGCGCCCATGCCGAAGAGATCCGGGAATTCGGTCTTGATTCTGGCTATCGGGAATTTTGCTTGGACATCTGCAATGGTGGCAGGCGTGGGCAAGACGACGGGGATCATAGTATATTTCCGGTCAAATCCTTCACCCGTTGGTATGACCTGGAAGGTACAGCCCACCACCGATACAAGGTTGTTGTCTTTCATCATTTTTCTCAGTCCACGCATAGCGGGCTTAGAAGACATCCCCCATGTGGTGAGGTCATTGGGCTTCTCCACCGTTGATATGATGAAGGTGAACTGCTTTTTCTCGGCTATTCCGGCCTTCTTAAATTTCGTCATACCAACGATAGGGTCGGTTATGACGGTTATGATGTTCTGCTTACCTTCCTCCGGCGACCAGAATTTGCCGCTTTCGCTCTCTTCCTCAAGCTCATCCCAAACGGTTTTCGGGGCTACTGTTTCGTTTACCATTTTTATCAATCCTGTCATAGGCCAATGCCCATCGGGCTACGCCATCGACAACCTACCCTTATCTTCTGGGTACTTATAGTTATCGATTGAGAATAGCGTAAGCTATATAAGTATATAGAGCGTATATCGAATCTGTGAAGCAAAATAGATACACGACACAAGTCAACGTCGCGATGACTGAAAAAGAAAAAGCCGAATTGGAAGAGGTCGCAAACGCTGCGCAGATGTCCATGTCGGAGGTTGCCAGGATCGGTATTGCGAAAGAAGTCGCGAGGAGAGCGAGAAAAGATGCCGCTTAAAGATCCTGAAGCACACCGAGCATATAGTCGAGCTTATTATCACGCACATCGCGCAGAACGTTTAGAATGCGAAAAAATGTATCGTGATAATCACCGCGAAAGCGCGCGTACTTATAATCAGACATATAGTAAAAAACATAAAAATGAAAAGAGAGCACAGGACGCGGCATATCGTAAAACTCATCACGAAGAAATTTTAAAAAGAAATCGAGAATATTACAAAAACCACAGAGAACAAATCCAAGCATATCGTGAACAACACAAAGATGAAAGAAAAATATATAACCAATCGTATAATTCCGCACATCGCGACCAAAATGTCCTCCGACGAGATAGCCTAGAATATCGTCAACATATGAGCATTGTTCTGAAAGAAGCACACACAAAACCAGAATTTAAAGAAGCGCAATCTAGCGGACTAAAAGAAAAATGGAAAGACCCAAACTATCGATCCCACATGATAAGTGTTATGACAAGCCATGAATACAAAGCAAAAATATCTGGTAAGAATCACCCCGGATGGAAAGGAGGGATTTCGTCGTGGCCATATTGTCCAAAATTTGATAAAAAACTAAAAGAAGAAATTCGCACAAAATTTGGGAGACGGTGTTTTATTAGTGGCAAAGAAGAAAATGGAAAGAAACATGCTGTCCATCACTGTGATTATCTAAAATCTCAGGGATGCCAAGGACAACGGTGGAGCTTATTACCACTCGATCATAGCTGGCATTCGAAAACTAATTTCAATCGTTGGTATTGGTTTGCATTGCTTCGCGATTATTGGGTCTATAAGTACCTTACATTTCATGGAATGGATATTTTCGAAGGGCCGGATAGGACTGCCTGGCTTTGGGAGATGTATAATAATGGATCAAATTGATAGGCTAAATCCGTTTGAATCTTATAGACCAGGACAAAAAAAATGCATTCAAGATATTTTGAATGCAATCGAGGAAGGACACCAGATTATTGAAGTAAACTCACCAACAGCAACGGGCAAATCCGGGATACTAACCGTTGTATGCAGAGCATTATTAGAAGATGGAAACGCAGAAAAATGTTATTACTCGACACCGCAAAAAATGCTGGTCGATCAGCTAGCCAATGATAAGCGGTTAGGGATGATATCATTATTGGGCAGAAATAGATATCCATGCGAACGGGTGAAAAGTGGGTTGGCTGGAGATTGCCCTATCCCTTCAAAAAGTAGAAGAAAATCATGTCCGAGATGTCCCTATCAGGCCGCCAAAGACACTTTTTTACAGGCACCATTGGCGTGTGTGACGTTGGACAAATTGTTAGTAGATCGCAGTATACCGAAACCATCCATTCTGATCATTGATGAATCACAGAATTTAGAATCAAAATTGATAGATCAGTCAGAGATCGGGATTCCGGATACCGTGGACACCAACAACCTGGTCGAGTCCTCGCGTGATTGGGTCCGATATATCCAGATGGAGATCCTGCGAGCCGAGACGAAGCTGGAGAAGGTCTTCGCCGGCCAGCTCTGCGAGAAGCCGCGCGAGATCAAGAAGACGACCCTGGCAGACGAATTCAAGAAGCATGTAGAAAAGGAAGCCGGATTTTTCGATACGACTGCCGCCACGAAGCTTGCCAGGGATCTCGTTCGATTGAATAGAATCTGCGAGAAGGCGCGCGGCGTGCTCAGGATGGCCGAGGAAGCACCTGACAGCTTTATCATAACCAAGGACCGCACCTTCCGTATGATGTCTGGCCGCCAGGCCTTCCAGGAGCTTATCATGAATACTGAGGTTGTAATTTTGGCCTCCGGCACGCCAAATACGCAACTCCTCGCGCCTCCGGGCTATGCCCAAGTGATCGCCCCTCACCCCATCCCCATAGAGCGGCGCATGGTTTACTTTGAGCCAATGGGGAAGATGAATGTCGCCTCCAGGGAGGCAACTATGGAGAAAATGGCCGTCCGGATCGCAGAGCTCCACAAGGTACACCATAGGAATACTATAATTCACGCGCATTCATACCCTATAGCCGACACTCTTGGAAATTATATTTATGATGATGGGGTCCGGTGTATGTGGGTAGACTCTAAGGATCGTGAGGGTTCTATCAAGGCCTGGATGGAGAGCGAAGATACCTGCCTTATGTCCGTGGCCTGCGAGGAAGGACTTGACCTGGCAGGCGAAAAGTATCCGCTCAATATCATAGCCAAAATTCCTTTTGGCTTCCGGGGGGATGACTGGATGCTGGCCAGGGAAGCGAAGGATAAGCCGCTCAGCAATGATCAGCATTTTGAAGATGTCAGAGTCGCGACGGCCATCCAGCAGGCGGCGGGGCGGTGTACGCGCGGTCCGGGGGACTTCTCGGAGACGTATATTATGGATTCGAGTTTCGAGCAGTTCTATAGAAGAAATTGGAATCTGTTCCAGGATTGGTTTAAGGCGGCGCTCAGGAGGCGGGGGGCATGATGGTAGACACGATTTTTTGCGGGGATGCGCTGGAGGAAATGCGAAAGCTTCCTGCTGAATCGGTGGACTGTTGCATCACGAGCCCGCCCTACTTCGGCCTCAGGGACTATGGAGTGCCTGGGCAGATAGGGCTCGAAGCGAGCCCCGAAGCCTACGTGGCCCGGCTGGTGGAGGTCTTCCGGGAAGTAAGACGGGTGCTGAAGGATGAAGGGACACTTTGGCTGAATTTGGGAGATTCTTATGCAGGTTCATGGGGCAATTATCATCCCAACAGCCCACCCGGTGCCCGGTGGGTGGAATCTGCCTAGATCCCTTCTTCGGCGCGGGCACGACGGGTCTGGTAGCCAAAAAGCTAGGCAGGCGCTTCATAGGAATTGAATTGAATCCTGGATATATTGATATGTCCCGCCGTCGCATAGCCGCGATCCCGGCCAGGCTCGATAGATGGGCGGTGGAATAGGGACGGCCTGCGGACGAGGCGAAAGGTAGATATAGGAATAGCTATATAGCTATGCAGCATGTCAGATCTATATAAAAGCGTGCTCCTGCGAATGAGTAACGAGAAATTCCAGGAGCACAAGGACGCTAAAAAAGAAAGATCGTGGGAAGAGTATTTTGAGGTTGAGCGGGTTCGGGCATGACGTTTTTGTTGCCGCCAGAACTCGCGAATTTGCGGCAATTCTGCTGTCGGGTAGGGAAGCGGCCTTATGTCGGGGGGGCGGATGGCAGGCTATCGCCGTCATGGAAGAATAAAGACGGGTGGCTCACGTTCGCGGAGGCCGTTTCGTATGTCGCTAAATCGGCGACCGTGGCCTACAAGATAGACGATGACTGCTATGAGGATCGGATTGTTGAAGGCATCGGCTATTTAAATGCAAGAGCAGACGACCCGGCCAGGCAGATTGTAGGCGGTGACTTGGATGCTTGCCGCGATCCTGAGACGGGAAAGCTCGGGGCATGGGCAGCTAAGTTCCTGGAAGAGACGAAGCCCTTCTATATCGAGGTCAGCCCGTCCAAATGCGGCATGAGGTTTTTTTATCTCGCTCACCTACCCAATCGGGTTAATAGCCTTTTTGCGAATGGGCCACAAGACGACCTTCCAGAAGAGACAAAAGAAAGGATCTTGAAAGCCAAAGAAGTGCGGTCTGGATGGAATGGGTTAGAGCTCTACGAGGCCGACAGGCATCTTACGATTACCGGGATAGATCAGAAATGTTCTGAGGTAGCCGATAGATCAGGGCTTATTATGGCAGCTCTGGTAGGGATGCAGGTCAGAAACGGAAAGGGCGCGCCGAAGCAACCAGCCCCGACAGAACCTTTTCAGGAGATGCCTAGATGGGTTTCTGAGATGGAAAAGAACGTCGCTGCAAACCGATTCCCAAAGCTGACCATGAGGGACGTTCTTGATTTGTCGCAGTTTCATTATGAGGGCGAGCAACTGGCAGGCAGTCACCCGGACGGCAGCCAGAGCGGGCATAACGTGCTCATAACCGCAGACGAATTACAATATTGCTGGATGCATAATGGTATTAACGTGGGCGGGGATGCATGGGTCTGGCTGGCTCATGAGTGCGGCGCGGCACCGTGGGACATGCCCGGCGAAGGGCTCCTGAGAGATTCGGCGATCAGAGACAAGACGCTGGCCTATGCTCTGCAGAAGGGCCTTATCAAGCCCGATGACGTGCCGGCGCACGTTCCGACTGCCGCATTTCTGAGCCTAAACGATGTATCGATTATCCAGGGCGAGGGAGACAAGGCTTTTCACAAATTCAGCCCGACGAAGGCAACAGCGGCGTTACTTAAAGTCTTGAAGCTCGCGAAGGCGAAGGGAGGGGATGGGAGAGACCCGATTTATTATTATAATGGTCAAATTTTCGTGCCAGATGGTGAGAGAGTCATTAATAACATCCTTAACAAAGCAGCCGGAGACCTGGCCACGATCAAAAACAAAAAGGAGACCGTCACCAGGTTACACGATTTGCTTTTGAGTTATGCAGTCGTCTTTGACTATGACCCGTTTTTGTTGGGAGTAAAAAACGGCGTAGTCGATCTAAGGACCGGAGCGCACCGGACTTATTCTCCGGAAGATCTGATGACCGATCAGATTCACGTATCTTATGTCAAGGACGCAACTTGCCCAAAATTCATAAAATTTGTAAAGGAAGTAGCGCCTAACGAAATTGATCAGTGTACGCTGGTGGATTGGTTTGCCATTCACGCGATCAAGGTTATGTTCCCTTATATCATGTTCTTAAATGGCCTAGGCAGGAACGGGAAGGGGATTTATGAGCGGGTGATGAAGCGCTTCTATGGAGAGGATGCTTTTTGCGGGATGGCTCTGGAAGAGCTGACCCTGAAGAACAATCGGTTCGCGGGCGCAGAGCTGGCCGGGAAGCGCGGGCAGATTGTATCTGAGGCAGGCGAGGAGCAGCATAAGGGCAAGCGGAAAATCCCAACAAGCTTCATGAAGAATGCGACCGGAGACGGCATAATCGACTCTGACCGGAAAAATAAAGGCCGGATAAAGTTCAAGCCGTTTCACGCTACAACTATCGATTCTAATGATATGCCGTTGATTGACGATATGTCGAAGGGGTGGATTGAAAGATTTTGTAAAGTGGATATGCCCTTTCATTATGTCGATAATCCAGATCCAAATAACCCAATGGAGAGACAAAAAGACCCTCATCTATTCGAAAAGCTCACAACAGACGAAGAGCTATCGGGCATCCTGAATCTGATTATCGAGAGGACTATCAAGATCTCTAAAAGCATGACCATAACCAAGAGGCCCGGCGAGGAGATGTTTGCAGAGTACAAAAAGCAGTCCAACAGCATAAGCACTTTCTTGGAGGAGTTTTGCGATTATGATTTGATGGGAGGCGCGGGAAACGATGTGTTTCTTGATACCGTTTATGAGGCTTATACGACATGGTGCGAAATTAAGACCTGCGATAAGGTGGATGAAAAAAGATTCGGCTCGGCGGTTAAGAAGATGTGCGACAACCATCCACCCGAACGGATAACTGTAGACGATCATAAGAAAAGGATTTATCGAGGATTTCGATTTAATGCAAATCGATATCAGGCCCAACTGGACCATTATAAGACCATTAGTAGACCATTAAAATCAATAACAGGACCATTAGGACCATTAAATGAGCACATTTTAGATGCTACTGGAAAAAATATACATATAGAAAAAGAAAATCCGAGTTTACCCAAAAAAGCAATTAATGGTCCTGATATCGATGGCAAAAATCTAATGGTCCCTGGTAGCGAAAAAAATGGGGCCGAAATTGAATCATCGGGACCGATAGCGATTTCTAAAAAAGAACTCGTTCCCGTCCGCTTTCTACTGAGCTACAATCAGTACAAGAAGGATGACGTGGCGGCGCTGCCTGGCGGGATAGCGCGCGAGCTGGAAGGCATGCGCATAGCGATTATGATTAGAATGTCGGAGGAATGAAAAGGATGAGCAACGGAAAAGTCGAGATGGCCATAGCGATATTAAACACCGCTTCGGGCCTGCATAGCATCGAGGACGCGAGAGAGCTGATAGAAAAGGCGTGTCTGCATCTTCGGGACGAGCCGGATTTTGTGCCGGCTATGGCGCTGACTCGGGATATGATCTATTCAGCCGTGGATAGGCTAGCCACAAACATGCCATCTTATGAGGATGAGGAAGGCGTCAGGGCATCGAAGATTCATATCTGCGAATCGGCGCTTCTGCAGATCGTCGAGTATGCAAAAGCGGGCCTGGCGGCTCGCAAGTTGGGCTCACAGGAGATAGCTGAGAAGATCCTGGCGGGCAAGACGCAGAGGAGCCTGGAGGATTTTGCGGAAGTGCCTGCGATGAAGGCATTCCTAAAAGAGAATAACGCGACGATGGAAGTGCGCTTGGCGGGGGATCGGGAATGATCGACATAGCGAAGGCTCGCGGGCTGTGCGGGAAAGCATCATTCCACCTAACCGGGAATGAGATAGATGAGGATCTGAAAATATTGGTGGACCAGGCGGCGATGCTGCCCGTGCTCCTGGATGAGATCGATGGGCTGGAAAAGGTCATCAGCGCGCCGGTGGAATCCTTCGGGACTCCTGAGCTGATTGCATGGTGTCAGGAGCTTTCCCGGCTGCTCGATGTGCCAGAAAACGAGCGCGGCGAAATCGCTTTCGTGTTGTCGGTGGGATGTCATCTTGAGAAATTTGCGAAGTCGTGGAATTCTCCGACAATGGCGGCAAAAGACGAGCACATAGCCGAGCTGGAAGCCGAGACAGGGCTACTAAGGGCGCTATCAAGCGACCAGCATAGCATGATGCTGGATATGGAAGCCGCCAACCAGGCGCTTAAGGACGCCCTGGTGGAAAAGCAAGCCCAATATATGCATCATATCATGTACGGAAATGGGATGTTCGTCATGGATGCATGGAAAGACAGAGCCCGCGAGCAGCTTTCCCGTGAGATGCCTGAGATATTCGGGGAGGGCAAAGCATGACCCCGCCCATCTCCGTCTCGATCTCGTTTAATGAGGATATGGGGCAGCGGGGCGAGCGTGTTAGGAAGGCGATTGCGGAGGACGAACGATTCAAGCTTGTGGAAGGCGGCCAGGAGCCGCCGTTCGACCTGCAGTTTCAAGCTGGCGGGGATTGTCCGCCGAAATGTCAGTTTTTCGATGGGTGTAAAGAGGCATCTGGAAAGGTTCTAAATTGTAATCAGTGGACGCCTATAAAATCGCTACACGTCGAACTCAAGGACTTCTCAGAGGACGGGAATAGCGACTACCTCGGCTCCATCCTAAACGGCCATCTCTGGCAGCAGATCCTGGTAGCCAGGGAGCTGCAGGTGCCTCTTATCATCGTGGTCCTGGGCGATGACAATGACGTTGGCGCGGCAATCAGGAAAGCCTCCGGGCATGGCAACCAGGGGCATCGGGTAGATCCCGAAAAACTTATGGAATATTTCCGGATGGTAGAGGGCTTTGAGGCAAACTGTATAGCCCTGAATATCCATGTCTGGCGGCTCAAGACCGATTCCTACAAGCGCATGCTCCTCCGGGTCCGCAAGATCCTGGAGGGCGGAGACCTGAGCGGATTTGCGCCGGCTCCGGCCAATGGAGAGAGGCTAGAAGTGGGCCTGAGCATCATTGCAGGGCGCGGTGTGGGCCCCAAGAAGGCGGCGAGCGTCCTGGAAAGGTTCAATGTATGCTTGAGGCCCAAAGATGGCTTTACGGGCGGCCTGGCGGGCTGCAAGGGCATTGGGCCGAAGCTGGATGAGAAGATAAGGAAAAGTATCGAGGTGATGGAATGAAGGCCATGAAAGCGGTGATTGAATTGGATGTATCGCGATATGGGACGGTGCAAGCCGAAAAGCTGTTGAGGATATTCGTTTCATTTTTCCGGGAATGTACGAATTTCAAGGGAGATATGAGAGGATATATCGCATATGATGAAGGGGGCGAGGAATGAGGATCATAATCTTCTCCACCCCGGCCTGCCCCGGCTGCAAGGCACTGAAGGCCCACCTGGATGGGCAGGGCATCGCATATGAAGAGGTAGATGTGACGACCGCCGAGGGGTGGACTTTCATGCTTACGCACGACGTTTACATTACGAGCTGCCCGGCCATGTGCGTCGGCAAGACGCTCTATCAGAGGTCGTATCTGGTGGACAGCAAAGACAATCTGCTTGATTTGGAGGGAATCCTGCATGGATGATATTTCGCGAGAATTGCTGTTGATCCAAGTACATGATCTATGCCACAATTCCAACCTAACGCCGGCTCAACGGATATACGAGATCAGGCGGCTTTTGGGGGGCGCATAGATGGGCCAGAGGGAAGTTCTGGCCTGGGCGAAAGGGCACGATGGATGGCACGAGCTGAGGGAGATCGCGGCGGGGGTCGGCCAGGATCGCGAGAACGTGCGAAAGGATGTTCTGGCGTGCTTCCGGGATGGCGATCTGGTCAGGAAGAAATCAGGAAAGCGATATATGATATACGCGATCCGGGGGCGAAATGAGCAGCCTAAACGTGGATGGTGATCATACGAAAGATATAAATACGTTTGTTTCTAAAGAAGGTATCGCAGCTTCTCCGACTTCGCCGGATGCTGAAGCATTTAGGCCAGGCCGGCAGCCGCTAGAGCATGGGCGCTCTACTTTTCATGGTTCTCCGGTGCGGGGCGGATGGATACCAATTTTATCAACTTCAAAGTATGGAAAACCGCATATAACGGACTGGATTTGTCCAAAATGTACGACGTTGGTAGGCCAATCTCGTAGTTGTCCTCACTGTGGCTTATTGGTGATGGAGAGACCGCTGAAATATAGAGAAGAACATAACCACCGCGCGTGGGCTAAATGGGGAAATAATTTGTTTGATGATGATGAAGTCCCTAGCTTACGAAGGCGAAAAGCACTAAAATAAATAATAATTCCCCGGTTGCTCAAAGAAGGATTACTCCCTTCGCCGGGGCATCCCTTTTATCCGAGGTTTTGATATGAATTTTCCATGCCTGACCGATCCGGAGCCGGATGAGGTCCGGCGATTCAAGAAGCATCATATCGACGCAGACGAAGCGCGGAGGCCGAACGATGCGCACCGTGGATCTTGATTTGTGGGAAGACGGAGCTGCCGCGAAGCTTCCAAAGATCACAGTCACCGGCCAGGGCCTAAGGATCGAGGGCGAGCCGAAAGAGTTTGATCGACTCTGTCTAATCCTGGGCGGTTGGCTCAAGCAATCCTGATCATCCAATCAGAACCTCCATTCCGGTCCTGCCCGGCAAAGGCTGGCCCAACGTCCCCGGAGTTTCCCGAAGGCCCAACGCCTTCGCCTGGGCATTCCCCGTTACCCCCTTCATGCAAGCCGTCAGCTCATTGGCATGCTGCCAGCTTCGGGAAGCCGTACGCGGCTTCCTTTCTTGTTACCCCTACGTAACCGGCCTGGCCGGGCCATATCCTGAGCCATCGGGATTCGTTACTTTCCTCCTACACTCACCTAAAGCGAAAGCCCGGCCAGCCCGTTTCTACTTACTTACAACTGGATTGATTCTATGTGCCAACCGAAGAAGAAATTAAAAAGATTATAGAATTATATGATAATGGAAATGGTCTTTCGCAGGGGCAGATTGCGAAAGAACTTGGTCGGTCTAAGTCTACTATAAACGAATGGCTCCATAAAATCCTGAAAAGCGAACAGTTCGCGAACGGCCCCGAACAAAAAAAAGCGCAGACAGCAAACGCCACGGCTGCGTGTATAGCCTATGGCCGGGAAAGGCGGCTCGCCCTTAATGACAAGCTCTTCGCCAGGCTGGAGGAGTTCCTGGGCGGGCCGGTGACTCCGAAGGACTACAAGGATTTGATGATCTCTTATGGCATCCTGGAAGATAAGCGAAAAAATTTAGAGCCGCTGCAAACCGATAGCACAAAATCCGGGCTGGCCGAGATGAGAGAAGCCATCCACGAAGAGCGAAAAAATGGCATGGAAACCCCTACCGAAGTCGTGCAAAGCGGCTGAGGCATGGGATGAGTTCATTTATGATCGGGATTCGACCTATTTTCTCCTAGAGGGCGCTGTCAGATCATCGAAGACTTTCGGCTCCATCCTGGCCTGGGCTGATTGGGTGGAGAACATTGCACCGCCTGGCCCGCTCGCCATGCTTGGAAAGACCCGCGAAACTCTTATCCAGAACGTCCTTTATCCGTTGACTGATCTGGTAGGCCCGCAAATGGCCCGCCTCAATCGCGGTACAAGCACTTTATACCTCTTCGGGCGGCCAATATACCTATTCGGCGCTGATAACATCAGGGCGGCTACCAAGCTACAGGGCAAGGGCTTTGTAGGGGCTTACTGCGATGAGGCCGAAACCTATCCTCATGAAGTCTGGCAGATGCTCGGCACCAGAACGGATGCCGAATCGTTCAAGGTCCTGGCTACGTTCAACCCTGGCCCGCCCAACCACTACCTGAAAAAAGATTACATGGATCGGCTGGATAAAGTTGATGGTAGGCATTGGCATTTCGTTTTAGACGACAATCCTTTCCTCTCGGAGAAGGTCAAGGATAGGCTCAAACGGCAATATACCGGGCTCTTTTATAAGCGGTATATCCTGGGCTTATGGGTCGCAGCCGAAGGCGCAATCTACGATATGTTTGATGAAGGGCGGCATATCGTTCACGATCTTCCTCAATTCGCTTCTATCGTGGTGGGTGTCGATTATGGTACGGTCAACCCTACCTCTTTCATTGCTTTGGGCTATGACTTCAAGGCCCGGCGCTGGATAGCATTCAAGGAATATTATTATGATTCTGCTGCCAGAGGGCGGCAAAAGACTGATGCCGAGTATGCCAAGGACATGCAGGAATTCCTAAAAGGCATCCATCCATCAAACGTGCTTGTCGATCCCTCGGCGGCTTCGTTCCGGGCAACGCTCAGGCAGCAAGGCACGCACGGTTTAACAGATGCAAACAATTCCGTTCTGGATGGCATCCGCTCAGTGGCTACAGGGCTGACGACAGGGAAACTCATGATTCACGAATCTTGCACCCATCTTATCGAGGAGTTCCCTGGCTATGTTTGGGACACGAAAGCACAAGAAAACGGCGAAGACAAGCCCGTTAAGCAGGGCGATCACGCTCTGGATGCATTGCGGTATGGGTACATGAGAGCTATCGAACAGAGGATATCATGATCTGCTTATTTTGCGGCCAGCCCATCCGCCAGGAGTTCCCGGTGCCAGTGGCCAGGATCGAGTTCACCCCAATTGTGCCACATGTGCCGGGCATCACGCCAAACAAGCTCGGGCTTACCGTGCTGCAGGATCGCCTATGCTGCCAGGGCTGCTATCATCGAATTCAAGAAAACGATTACAAGGCGATAGAAGAAGCTGGAAGGATACCAGAGCAGAAATGATAGACACGGTTATCCAGGGCGATTGCCTGGAGGTCATGCCTGGCATCCCCGATAAGTCCATTGATATGATCCTCTGCGATCTGCCATATGGCACGACCGCTTGTAAGTGGGATCAGGTCATTCCTTTTGAGCCTCTTTGGAAGGAATATAAGAGGCTTATAAAGGATCATGGGGCGATTGTGCTAACGGCGAGCCAGCCGTTTACATCAATGCTAATTACTTCAAATTTGAAATGGTTTAGGTGCGAATGGATATGGCAGAAGAGCAACGGCGGGGGATTTCTAAACGCTAATAAATATCCTCTAAAGCGACACGAAAATATATTGGTTTTTTCGGGATCATTGCCCTTGTATTATCCGCAAAAAACGAAAGGAAAGCCATACTCCTGCAGAAGCTCTTCTGCAGGAGAGACGACGCAAGATCAAACCGTTGCTGGATGGATAACAGATAATAGCGGCGATAGATTCCCCACATCAGTTTTAATCTTTTCAAATGAAACGGGCCTACACCCCACCCAAAAGCCCGTCGCTCTCTTTGAATACCTCATCAAGACTTACACCAATGAAGGCGATTTGGTCTTAGATAATTGCATTGGATCAGGTACAACGGCCATAGCCGCTCTGAATACTGGCAGGCATTTCATAGGCATTGAGAAAGAGCCGAAATATGTCGAGATTGCCCGCCGTCGCATAGCCGCGATCCCTAAGACACTGTCACATTTCGCAGAGAAGGTAACATGTTAAACGATCTCTCCTGGATAGCCGAAGGCAAAAGCTGGCCGCCCCGCGATGCTGAGGAGGCCGCCAGGCTCAAAGAGCACGCCTACATGAGGCAGGTCTACAACGGCCTCCACGAGAAGATCTTTCCCCGCTACATCGCCTATCTGGCCGATGCAGACAAGGATCCCAAAAAGCAGAAGGTCATTCTCGACTGGCCGGAGATGGCCACGACCAGCTATCTTTCTCTGCTCTTCGGGGAAGAAGTCGAGATTACCGCCCCGCGAGACGATCTGCCCGACAGGCCCGATGAGGAAGTTTTCATCGATGTCTCTCGCTACGGGCATGGGTTGTATGAAGTTTCGGATACTGGAATACAGGTTATAAATCCCGAAAATACATACTTAGTAGTAAATCCGGGTAATATCCGTGAAGTTGTGGCCTATGTTATTTTCACCACATTTAAGGAAACTGTAGAGAGAAATGGCAAAACGGAAGAAAACGAATTCGTCAAATTCACGATTCACACCGCTGGCCAGATCCAGCACGTAGTCTACCAGATCGCAGATAGCACGCCGATTAAGGTTCAGGGCATAGAGAAGATCCTGGGCGGCGGCAAAGTCCTAAAAGGCCCGCTCCGGCTCAAGGACTTCCCGGCCTTCGCCTCCCATGAGGTCGATGCACAGGGCATCCAGAAGCCCGCCGTGGATGACATTCTCATAGTCCAAGTCCACAACGCGATCTCTTCAGAACGCTATTATGGCCGCTCAGACTACAGGCCATCCGTCCTCTCCCTGGTCGAATCCCTGGAGCTGCTCTTTGCGCAGCGGGCCGAAGTCCTGGCGAAATTCACCAGCCCGACGCCGGTAATTCCCGAGTCGGCAACTACGTTCGATCACAAAACCCAGGAATGGGTCTATCGCCCCGGCCAGCCTATCATCACGCAGGCGGGCGATTCTGCGCCGTCTTTGATGGTATGGGATGCCCAGCTCGCCAACGTGAACGCCGCGATAGAACAGAGCATGGACCAGCTCCTGCAGATGCTCCAGCTCTCCAGGGTGCTCCTGGCGGGCAAGGACGCCGGCACCGCCGAGAGCGGCACAGCGCTCAGGATCAGGCTTATACCGACACTCTCCAAGGTCGGCAAGCTGGCCAGGGCCGCCGAGAAAGCCATACCCAAAGTGCTGCATCTTTGGAGCCAGCTCAACGGGCCGGAGATCGCCGAGAAGGATATACAGGTTCTTTTGCAGGATGGCATCCCCGAGGACCCGATAGAGACCGCCACAGAGGCCCAATTGTGGGATTCTATGAGCGCAATAAGCCTGGAGAGAAAGCTGGTCTGGCAGGGAATGCAAGAAGGCACAGAGGCGTTTGATGTGGAGCTGGCCAGGCTGAAGGGCGCAGAGGAAGAGGCCCGCCAAGCCGCCCCGGCTGCCCCTGTGATCGAGCTGTCCGCGATAAATGAGGAAGAGAATGCCGGACAAGAGCCCGCTCAGTGATGCCCAGGCCAAGCGCCTGATCCAGCTCTATGGCGAAGCTGAAAAGGAAATACTGAAGGAAGTTAATCGCCTTCTCCTCAAGAATCCCGAAAGCTATAGTCTGGCCTGGCAAAAGACGCTTCTGCAACGGGTCCAGCAGATCAAGGGCGATCTCCTGAAGGGCTCTCGGACTTGGACGGGCGAAGCGATCTCTGACAGCTACATGAAGGGCGTGGCATGGGCCGACGCCGATCCTCTTTCCGGCCAGAAGGTATTAGCTGGCTTCGGTAATATCCACCAACAGGCCGTCGAAGTCCTGGCCGATAATGCCTATTCCCGGCTGGAGAATGTCGTACATGTCGTAGGCCGGCAGACTGATGATATCATTCGCTCTGTTGCCCTGGAGCACGCCAAAGGGAGCGTCATTGGCTACCAGACCACACGCCAGACCGCGAAGCGCATACGCGAGGATCTGGCTGAGCGCGGCATTACTGGCTTTGTGGACAAGGCGGGCCATTCCTGGGATATGCGCCGCTATGCAAAGGTTTTGGCGCAGGAAACCACCAACGGGGCCTTTAGGCAAGGGACTATCAATCGATTGCAAGAGAAAGGTCACGACTTGGTTCGTCTTTCCTCGCACTCGGGAAGCTGCCCGAAATGTGATCCCTGGCAAGGCCGGACCATGAGCCTGTCGGGCACGGACCCGGACTATCCTTCAGTCGATGAGGCCAGGGCCGCAGGAGTCTTTCACGTATCCTGTAAACACGTATTGAGTCTGGCACCCGAGGAAAAGGACCGTTTCCTGGGCAGACTGCAGGGTAAAGAGGGTGAGGCCGTAAGGCAAGCCGAGATCGACCGGCTAGCTGCAAAATACGCCGCTCGCCAGAAGAATTAATGGAGGATGCATGAAAGCAATAGCACATTTGGTCAGAGATGATTCAAAAGAATTTCCTGGCGCCGATCAAATTGAATTTACTCCTGAGTATTTACATATTTATAAAGCGGGGTCATTGGTGGCAATATTTCCAAAGGGCGCTGTTTGGTATATCGAATTGGTAGAATGATATTATAATTATCTTTTCACAAGCACAGCCGACGCCGGGCTTGAAGCGGCGGGAGATCTCCATTATGACAGAAAACAATCCAGCGGGCACGCCTCCCGCACAAAATCCAGAAGGCGGAAACAAGCCACCTGCAGAGCAGGGCAAGACACTCACACAAGCCCAGGTCGATGAGATCATCGAAGAGCGGCTTGGTCGGGATCGCCGATCCAGGGAGGAAGCACTCGCAAAAGACCTCGGGATGCCCCTCAAGGATGTTAAGGCGATCATCAAGGCGAAAAAGGAGTCCGATGAGGCCCAAAAGACGGAGCTTGAGAAGCTCACCGGAGAGCGGGATTCGCTCAAGGGCGAGCTAACCGGCGCGAAGCTTGAGGCCGCGAAGCTCAGGGCTCTGGCCAAAGTCGGAGCCGATCCTGAGAAGATCGACTCCCTCATGAAGCGCGTCGTAGGCAGCACCCCGGAAGAGATCGAGGCCGATGTCAAAGAGCTTCAGTCACTCGGACTCCTGGCACCGAAGACGCCGGGCGCGGCCAATGGCGCGGGCAATCCGGGGCTGGCACCAAAAACCAACGAGCCCACAATTGACGACCAGATAGTTGCAGCCGAAAAGGCGGGCAACTGGAATCTGGTAACAAAATTGAAACTAGACAAGCAGCGAGAAATATTCAAATAAAGGAGAAATGATATATGGCAAATTCAAGTCACATAGCGACAACTTTCATCACGCCTCAGTATCATGGGCAGCTCATCACACAGGGCAGCCCTATAACCAGCTTCCTCTCTCGTATCGGAGGACTGGGAGGCGGCGGCGCAAAGAAGGCGAACGGCTGGACGTTCGCGATGAATAGCCACAATGCCCTCGACGCCAGCTCCCAAAAGACCACCACGGAAGAAGGATCTTTCACCGCGCCCACCCCCAGAGTCTACGGCCGGGGTCAGGATACTCAGGTCTGCCAGATCTTCCACTACGGCATAGGCGCTAGCTTTGCTTCGGAGTCTGACTTGCAGAAGCTCTCTGGCATAGCTATTACGGGTGAATTGGAGGATGTAAATGATCCATTTGTCTCTAACCTGAATATGACTCTGAAGCAGGCTGCTCAGGATATTGAATATCACATGCTCAACGGCCTCTACCAGACATCCGCCGCAGATACAACCGCCTACCAGATGAGGGGCATGTTCTCCCGGACGGTACAGGGAGGCGGCGCAGGCGTTACGCTCAGTACCAACGATGTAGACGCTGGTGGGGACGCACTGAGCACGGCTGACGTGGATGCTCTGATGCTGCTCATGAAAGAGACCTCGTTGGTCCCTACCAACAACCTCACTATCGTGGGCCGGTATTCTTCCCTGAAGAAGCTCTACGATCTGTACGGCATATCGCCTTTCGCGGCTCCGACAAATAACATCGGCACTGTGAACGGCATGATCGATACCATCGTCACAGAGGCCGGAAAGTTCCCATGTGTGGAAGTACAGCAGATGCCAGCCGCCACTCTCGGATTCGTGGACTTTTCCAAGATCAGCCCGGTATTCCTGCCCGTCCCTGAGAAGAATGGGAGGCCTGGAGGCTACTTCTTCTACACTCCAATCGCGATGAGTGGCGCGGCAGATCTCGGACAGCTCTACGGCCAGGTCAGCATAGACATTGGGGCAGAAGAGTTCCACGGCCAAATCTGGAACTTCATCTAAACCTTTTTTGAGGTGACGAAGATGAAAACCAAGATTCTGATACTGATGTTCCTGGCCATGATCATCATAGGCGAGGTTGCTGCTGTCACCCCGTCCGCACCTGCCTACACGGGCGCCGGCAGGGGCATACATGCTAAGTACATGTTCGTGGATTACGTGGCCAGCGATGCGACCGCCAACGGTTTCGGCCAGATAGCTATCCAGACGATAGCCGCTGCAGAAACCACCGACACGGACCAGCTCAAAGCGGCTGCCGTAAATGAGTTCAACAGCACAACTCATTTTGTCCTCACGAGTTCGGGTGCTTCGAGTTCTAGGTTTCTGGCACAGCCGGACGTCCCTCGTAATATCATCGGAACGATGAATACGAGCACAAGCGGATCTCTGAAGCTCACCGGAACGGATATTTCTGGTGCTGCGATCACTGAGAATTTGACTTGGGTGGCTGAAACGGGCGCGAAGGCCTCCACGAAGGCATTCAAGACGGTCACTCGTGTCGATGGGACTTGCACTACCAATACCGCTCAGTTCATCGTTGGTGTGGGGGATCTCCTCGGGCTGAATACCAAGTTCGCCACCAATCCCGTCATCTTCTGTGCTCTGGGTGGCACCCGGGAGGCAACTGCTCCGACGGTGACCGTTTCCAGTACGGTGCTCTCACAGAACACCATCGACACCAATTCGGCTCCGGGGGGCGCGATTACAAAAGTCTGGATGGTGGTGTGATGTGGCGATAGTCTACACGAAAAGGCCCCTTCCGATAGGCGCAACGGTCGTTCGGTCTCAGACTCGCATGGAACTAGGCCCGGATGAGCTGGTAGAAAGGCTCGTGAGGCAAGGCTTCATCGAGACCGAAGAAGTGAAACTGGCTCGTGAAACGCCCAAAGAGAAGCCCGCCGGACCTGAGAAAAAGTCCAAAAAGCCGGAGAAATCCGGCTAAACGGTTTTGTGAGGTGAAACATGGCTCTATATCCAGTCGTCCCCAGAGACTACCAGGGCTGGCAGCAACCGGTTCTCGATATTCTGAACGATCCGCCCGGCGCGCCCACCGAAGGGCAGCGCTACTTGATCAACACGTCCCCCACAGGTGCATGGGTCGGGCACGGCGGGCACATTGCCACCTATAACAGCACTCCTGGGTGGGATTTCGCGACTCCTGCTGAAGGATGGTATGTCTACGACATCGACAGTAATGCCAGGATGTTCTACAATGGGTCGGCCTGGTCGGCGGACTCTGCAACGGGCGAGACCAACACCGCCTCCAATCTTGGTGATGGCACCGGCCAGGTATACAAACAAAAAGTAAGCGTGGACCTTCAGTTCAGGACTATCAAAGCCGGAACGGGTATATCGGTAACAAATAACACGGATGACATTACGTTGGCATCAAACGATTCTGCGATAGCGCACAATTCTCTATCAGGCTATGCTGCAGCGAACCATCGTGCGGTGAACTACAACGCTACGACCCATTGTGTGGAGATAACTATCTGAGGATTCAATGGCAGTACACTCGGTGAAAGCATATACCGCATATAATCGGGGCACGTCCACCGGCACCGGGTCAGAGCAGACCATTGTCCACGGTCTGGGCGCCACGCCAAACCGGGTGAAGGTGTGGCCCACCGCCGATCCTGCCGGGACCGTGATAGCCTTCGGTACACACACCGCCACTAATATCCTTTTTACAGTGACAACCGGAAAGGCCTACATGTGGGAAGCCGAAGTGTTCTAAATTATATTTTTTGTGATAATAATTTTCAGATAATGAGGTATAAATGTCCACCGAAATACTCCGTCCTTCTGCAGCGGGCTACTTGATGAACCTGGCGAAAGTGCCTACAGGCAACGCTGGATATGACTGCCTCGATGAAGTGACATTAAGCACATCAGATTACGTCTGGCTGATATCTGCTTCCGGTGGATGGTGTTTTTTTGAACTGCCCACACCAGCGGACTTCGACGCAGGAGACACGATAAACAGCGTCACGGTGTACGCCTACAGCCAACGTAGCGGCCCTTATACCATGTACTCCGATATTGGAGTTTATATAAACTCTACTAGATATAATAAAGGCGCATTTCAGCCAGATACATCGAATACCCTATACTCTTGGGAGATGACGACCAACCCGAACACTGGCGTCGCCTGGACATATGACGACATCTTGGCCCTCCAGGCAGGCGTTTACTGCAAGGGCGACGGTGGAAACAACGTAAAATGCTATCAGGCATGGGTAGTTGTGGACTATACCACCGGGACTTCATCAGCGAACATGCCTGCGATTATGGGCAATTACATCAGAAGGAGAGTGGCATAAATTGACGGAAAAAAGATTTACACGCGATGATTTAATTCCGTTTCTGGAATCTCAGGGCGTAGCAGCACAGCTCAGAAAATGGCTTCCTAGAAATCCGCCTGAAGAGATGCTATGCTGGATTCTCAGCGATTGGGTGGGCATCCAGCAGCTCACGAGCGGCCAGATCAAGCAGCTCATAGCCGATCTGACACGCACCAAGAAACTGGAGTGGGCTGCCATGAGTGGGGATAGCTTGCCAGCACCAATCGCCAGGCCAGACAAACCCACTGGCATAGTCATAGCAACCGGGAGCGTTTCGGTGAATGCACCGACAGCGCCCTATCAGATGCGGTTCTATGTGGACGGCGTTTTGAAGAAATCTGGGGAGATCAATTCAGCCACCCTCGTAGAGCTGGGGGCCATTGCCGGAAACGTCATTCAGATATGTCGGGTATCCACAGAAGACGTTTACAATGGTGAGATCCTGATCGCGTCAGCCGGAACCGTTGGTTGGATGTCCAAGACAACAGTAACATAAATTTTGCATAGAGGCGAATATGTCTATTCCGCTCAAACAATCCACTGCCTATACCTGGAAGGCCGGGCCTTTCATCGACGATACGGACGGCAAGACAGCAGAAACCGCGCTGTCTATTGCACAGGCGGATATTCGCCTTTCAAAGAACGGCGGAGACTACGCCCAGACCCACAACACTGCAGGAGCGACACATGACGAGTACGGTGAGTACGACATCCCCCTCGACACCACAGACACCGGAACTTTGGGAACTCTGAAGGTCAAGATCCACAAGACCGGGGCTCTCCCGGTATGGCAAGAGTTCATGGTGATCACTGCCAACGTCTACGATACTCTCTTCAGCACCGACAAGCTTGAGGTGGACGTTGCCCAGCTCCTCGGCACTGCATGGCTAACGCCCGCGGTAGCGGGGACGCCGGATGTTAATGCGAAACAGATCTCCGGCGACGCGACGGCGGCAGACAACCTGGAGGCCGCCTGTGATGGTGGAACGTACAATGTAGGCGGCGGCGCTGTCGTGGCTGCTTCCGTCACCGCAAAAACCGGCTATGAGCTTGCCGCTGCGTATGATGCTGCAAAAACCGCGGCTAGCCAGTCCAGTGTCACCACCATAGACGACTTCCTGGACACCGAAATAGCTGCCATCAAGGCCAAGACTGACGCTCTACCTGCGATCTGGTGCAGCCCATGACGAAACGATACGTTCTGATCGACACGGACGACGCCGATCCATCAGATCTAGATTTCGAGCTAGGGCCAGTATATGATGAAGCCGTTGCCCCCCCAGCCAATAGCTACGTCACTGAATCGGAGGCAGCGGCATATTTCGCAGACAACCCAAAAGCAACGGCTTTCCTCGCGTTGGCGTCTACTGCCTGGTATCTTCAGGAGGCCACCCGGAACATAGACGCCTTGGTGCTCCGGGGGCAAAAATATGATCTGTCCTATACGGGCACCGTTGCCAACCAAGCCCTAGAATTCCCGCGCTACATCGACGAGCAGATAGTAGGCGATGCCTCCGGAACTGCCGTGGTGCCGGATGCAGTCAAGAACGCCTGCATGGAAGAGGCTCTGGCGATCTACCTAGCGGGAACCTCCGGCGGCCTCAAAGATCTCCAGGAGCAGGGCGTACAGAGTATGAGCATAGGCGGAAAGCTGAGCTATTCCTTTGTGCCGGGCGGCAATGCCTCGCCCCTACTTAGCGCCGTTGCAAAGCGAATTATGCGGCGCTACATGGGAGCTGAAACGAGATGAGCATCCTTCCTCCGGGCCTGGGCGAGACGGTGACTCTCCGGCACCTCACGAGCATAGATCAATATGGTGATCCTACTTACACCGATTCGTCTATCACCGTGATCTGGTTCGATCAGAAGCGAGTAATCCACAACGAGGGCCGGGAAGATGTTCTCTGCGACGCCTTCTGCCTGACTGAGGATAGTACGGTGATTCAGGGTGATGCCCTCACCAGGGGCGGCGTATCCTGGCCGGTGCTGGATGTGGCCACGACGACCGGATACATGGGCATGTCTCTCCGGGTCGTGAATCTGTCCAAGAATCAGGCTTGAGGGATCGATATTCCGAAGGTAGAATGGAATGGCGACAGGCTCATAGCCGCTGCTCAGCAGGCCGCACACGAGGTTGCCCAGATGACGGCGGAAATTGTGAAAGGCGAAGCCGTGAACCTCTGTCCGGTGGAGTCATCCCAAACCCGCAATTCCGCCACAGTCACAGAGCTGGAGAAGGGCGCAGAAATCAGCTTTAACACGCCTCAAGCCGCCTGGCTGCATGAGTCCGAGGGATACACGCCCAGCCACGCCGGCACCGGCCCGAATTACCTCCGGCAGCCGCTCCTAGATAACGAAGATCAGTATCACAAAGACGTAGCAGCTGCGATGAAGGCGATTTTTGGATGAGCGCAGACCTGGCCTTTCTGGAGGAGCTTTGCTTAGGGCTCGATCTGGCGACTCTGGAATGGCTGGAGGTCTGGATATCGAGGCGCAAGGCCTCGATGCATCCGGAGATAATAGCTAGAAAAATAATAATCAGAAAAGAGGAGCTATGAGCGGCGAACTATTTCCTGAAATCCTTACCAAAAAGGATATAGGCGATTGGATCTTTCCGAGTTCAAATTATTATGGCATTCCCGATCTTCTACCATCCTTGCAGCCGCGCGGCTTAGAGCTGCCGGTGAATAGGATAGGCGCAAAGGCTCGCAAGTGCCGGGTGGAGGGGCAGACATTACATGGCTACACTGACGATTACAGAATTAACGGCCTTTTCAAAGATCCGTCATGGCTTGTCAATAGTGGATGCCGCGCGCTGGTTGAGCCAAATTTCAGCACCAACGGCGAAATGCCGAAGGCGGTTGCCCTCAGTTATGTCTATGCGAAGCGATGGATAGCCCGGTGGGCGCAATCATACGGGATAGAGATCTGGGCAGATCTTGCCATGAACGAGAGGCATTCGGATATTGCGCTTCTCGGAGTTCCTAAAGGCTGGAAAGCCTATGCTACATACACTTACATTACCGGCTATGACGATGAATGGATTTTCAGGCAGCATGATCAAGCATGTAAGCATTCGGGCATAACCGAAGCGGAAGGCTTGCTTTTTTGGGTGTACGGCGGCGAGGACCACATGCAGGAACTTTGCCAGGAGCGAGGATGGCTTTGGACTCCGGCTCATCAGCAAGCGTATCTTAGGAACGTGGGCGGCGGAAAGACGCGGCCCGAGAAAAGTATTAAGCAGTTGGAAAAACAAGTTAAAATCGAACATCCTATGACGTTGGAAAGGTGGTGCTGAATGGGCGGGAATTCAGGTGGTGGTGGGAAAGGTGGCCGGAAAGGCGGCGGGGGCGGTGGTGCTCGGGATGCGCAACAACCCGGGGAGGTGTTCCGGGCAGCGCAATCAACCAAAACCAATGACCAGCTCAAGAAGGCACTTGGAAAGAACATATCGCAGTATAAGAAATTAGAAACTGGTGTAAGCAACCTTGAGAAAACACAATCCGAGATTGAGAGATCTGGTCCGACCGGCCCCGGATCAAGAAATCATGAGCTGAATAACCAGCTAACCAGGGCAATAATTACCGGAATGAACAAAAAAGCAATCATCAGAACCAGATTAAAAAATATAGTTGCTCGCAGAGGAAAGCCCACTTAGGCCTCCGAATCCGCGCCGCAATAGACGCAGCCCTTCTCTTCATATTCTGAAGAGGGCATAGTCTTCCCGCAAATGGCGCAAGTCGTGGCTGCCACACAAAGCGACTCTTCCGCAATGTTTAAAACATGGAGAAGGGCCGTATTTAGGCTCTCTCCGGCCTCGCCGAATTTGGCGAGGCGGTCTCTCGCGTCGCGGCTGACCTGTATGGTGGTGATGCCTTCCATTTCAGGCCACCACCCACGCGAGATAAGCCTCCATTTCGGAAGCTGAATATAATCCAAGAACGTATCCCTCATCAAAGGTTGCTTTCCCATCTGCCACAGATTCTATGATCGTTGCGATTTCTTGCTCAGTCATTTTTGCCATAGATACTATAGTATCTATATTAGTATAAATACTTATCCTGACACATGCTAACATATAGCACAAATAATAATTCGCAAACAAGAGGACTGAAAGATGAAAGTACAGATATTGGCGCTGCTGGCCATGCTCTTTCTTGGCGTGGCTTTTGCGGCGCAAATCGATCCCGGCGAGGATGAGCTGATGGTGAACAGCGACGGCGAAATCATTGAGATCTTCGGGATAGATCCATGGCTCTCGGATACGGTGAGCTTTCCGAATCCCGTTGAGATGCAAAACGGAACAGCAGTAATCGGAGGCGTGCGCCGTGGCTGAGGATGATGGCCTGGATATCATCTGCCCGGTCTGCGAGGAAGACATAGTCATTTCCACGAGGGAGATCAAGCTGGCCGTGCGCCACAAAGGCAGCACCGGAGGCAAGGCGCTCGTGTCCTGTCCGCACTGTAGCCGGGTGCTCGTGCTTCCCGCCGACGCGCCCGAGGATGACGCGGCTCTGGATGCCTGGCTGCCATCCGTGGCGGATACTATGTGCGTTCCGATGCTCTCCGATGAGGCGATCCGGATTCCTGCGGGCATGGCAGACGAACTCGGGAAGAAAGTATATCGACCAGGTGGCGGCGGTCCGGCCCTGCCAAAGCGGCTCTACATGGCCCGCTATGGCATAGATCCCGAGAATGCCCTCCGGAAGATGGGCCGGGGCAAAGCCGCGCCGTTCAATACATCGACTCTGAGGTAAATATGAAGCTGCGCATACTGAAACGCTGGCCGTTCGGAGATAGGATTCTCCGGGCGGGCTCGACCATCCAGACGGTCGGCCCGGATGATCGAGGGGTAACTGAGCGGGAAGCTAAGAAGCTGATCGAAATGGGCATAGCCGAAGAGGTGACATAGGTGGTCGAGGAAGATCTCACCGTGCGCATGGCCGAAGGTGAAATGGAAATATTCGGCCTGAAGACGAAGGGCTTTCGGCTCTATTCGCTTACGGCGGTGGTGCTCATGGGCCTTCTAGCTGCTGTTTTTCTGAAAGTCGACATGGCCTATATCGCCATCCTGGGAACGATTGCATCTAATTTGGTGGGCGTGTTCACCGGGAAGAAAGCATGAAAAAGGCTCTGATCATCGGCCCGACTTACCCGGCGCCGTACGCCCTGGACGCTACCCCTAACAATATCGCCAACTGGAATAATACGCTGAATATTCGCGGCTTCCCTCTGCGAACGATCCTGCGGGGGGCGCAATCCAGGGCGCAGATCCTGGCCGCCATGCAGGCGTTCGTCTTCGGCCTGGCCTCCGGAGATTCGGCGGCCATCGTGCTCCTCGGGCATGGTGGACGGGTAGCCGATACCTCAGGCGATGAGGCAGATGGCTACGATGAGGCTTTCGCCAGCTCTGATCTCCTGCCCATTACCGACGACTGGATTGGCGCGGTTCTCGCCTCTGCTGCAAGCGGTTCTAAGATTGATATCGTGACGGACATGTGCTATGCCGGCACATCCACCAGGGAGAAGCGGCCAGACGGTGCGCCTCAGCTTGATCCTGCCTGGCCGTCTGAGGCAATTCAGTTTAAGCCCGAGAAGCGTAAGCCGAAAGCCGAGCGGGCCATTGTGCCGGCCAGCCTGAATCATAGGCTTTGGGCGGCATGTGCCGAGGGCGAGCTGTCCTATTCCGGCATGTCTGGCGGGCTCGCCCATAGTATCTTCTCGCTCTATCTCTGTTGGGCTCTCCGAGCATATCCCACGAAAACGGCAACCGAGATAATGAATATCGTTGCCGGATATGTGACGGGCTACATTCCCGGCCAGCATCCACAACTAGAGGGGAGCAATCTGCAGGCGGTGCCTTTCTGATGGACCCAACTCAGACCGTTTTAGAGAGCGCCGGGGGGGACTTTTTTCTTACCCTCTTCGGCCTGCTCTTCATGTTCGTTTTAGGGCTCTGCTCATGGCTAGTTTACAGGATGCCCCGAGAATGGGAGGCTTCGACTGACCGCATAGTGACGAAATTGTGCGAAATAATGGAAAGTCAAAAAGAGCTGACAAAATGCTATCAGGAGCATGACCGGCAGGCCAAGGAAATACTGCGGCTCAATGAGCGCATGGAAGATAACCTGGAAAAGAGGCCATGCGCCAACAACGGAAAATCATGATATTCTCAGATGAGTGCATAGGAAAACTTGCACTTGTCTTCTCCATGTTTTCTTGTTGCTTGAATCTAGCAATATTGTACTCTATTAACAAATTGCGAGCAAATCAAGCGCAGGAGGAGGTTAACAAGATGGTAATGAGGATCTTAATAATAATTGCTATAATCACAGTGCTGTGGCCTTGTGCAGCGCAAGAAGAAGAGCAGGCTCCAATATTCGACCTTCCGGGCGCGTCTCCTGGCCCGGTGGTATTCCCCGGCCCGATGGAGAAGGCATCCGACGCAATAGCTCAGGCCCTTTGCCCAGCATGCTCCGATGAGGAGAATGCATGGAGGGCGAACGCGTTGGCCTTCCTGAACAATAGCAGCAATCTGACGGTGTTCTGATATGAGCCGCATTCTCGACGACTTCTTGAAATCGGCGAAGGGGAGAATGATCTACGTAGTCCTCCGAAGCGAGCAATGGCTCATGATGACGGCAATAGACTCCATAATTTCTTTTGAGATCCGATATACGAACTTAAATTTAGTCGAGGTCGTGGCCTGATGTCATTCTTGGAAGACATAGCAGTCCAACTCAATACGGCAGGCGTCGGCGTCTACCCCGGCACCAGCTCGACCAGGACAATTTATCTCGGAGAAATGCCGGATGCCCCGGATGCGGTTTTATGTCTCTATGCCAGGCCAGGGCGAAGCAAGGAGCTGTATTGTGACATTCAATATCCCGACCTGCATGTAGAGGTCAGGGCAGCGACCTACAGCGCCGCGCAGACGAAGGCCGAGGCCGTTGATACGGCTCTGCACGCTCAGCATGACATAGCCCTGTCGGGCCATCAGTACCTCACGATCCGGGGCCGGGGCGTGCCCTGCAAGCTGGAAGTAGACGGAAGGAATAGGACGATATTCTACCAGAATTTTGAGATCGTGAAAGGGGCTTAATTTTATACAGATATAATTTTTTCTAATAATAGTTTTTCTACATTATTAAACGAAGGTGTTTATATTATGGATGCAGCTCACGCTATTGATTTAGTTGATTTAGCCAACGCCCGCATTTTCTTGGCTAAATTAGCGGTGTCCAGCGCCAAGCCAGATCCGCCTGTTATTTCAAGCGATCCCGTCATTTCGACAGTACATCGAAAATTGGCGGGCGGCGTTTTTGGATATATGGGGAAGAATGCCAATAGCTATCCCAAATTTAAATCTCGATAATCGGATTAAATTTTTAAATCGTTTTTAAGGCCATGATTTTTCGCGGCCTTGATGATTCTACAAGGAGATGATTAAAAGATGACATCTGCAATCTCTGGCATGACCGGCACTCTGTGGTGCTGTGCGACAGTTGACGGCACATACGTCAAGCTCGCCGAATTGTCCGATCTGAAATTAAAAATTGATGCGAAGGACATCGACACTTCCAACGTGGATGATTCTGGATGGGGTAGCTCCATCTCCGGCGCAAGATCCTGGGAGATCACCACAACCCACAACCTGATCATCCTGGATGCTGCCTACGTGCTTGTCAAGGCTGCCATCATAGCCGGCTCGGATCTCTTCATCAAGGCCCTGACCTCCGGCACTCCCACGGCAACCCCGAAGGGCTTTTCCGGGAAGGGAGGCGTCACGTCCGGCAATATCGTTCTGGCCGGAACATCCACCCAACAGAAGGCCGATTGGACCATCAAGAGCCGGGGCGCTCTGAGCGAGTTGACCTAAGCATGACTTCAGCCGTGAGCGGCCTATCCGCCGCTCTCTATCGGGATGAGACGGAGGAGTATGTCGTCACGGCCAACCTCGGATCGGCTAGGGACATATGCTTTGTCTCAAAAAATAATACCACGCCGTCTATCGAAATCGTGGTGAGCGGGAATGACACGGCTCTGTCGGTGACCGATTCGGGCAGTGACATCACCGTAAACAGCGCCACCGATGGCTCCGGAAATGCGACCAGCACCGCCGCCCAGATTGTAGCTGCCGTGAACGCAGACGCCGAGGCCGCAGTCCTTTGGACTGCCAGGCTTCCTCCAGGGAGCGCGGGCGCGGGCGTGACGGGCGCGCTGGCACACTCGCATGGGGTGGATGGCGTGGCGTTCACTCAGATGTCTATGGTGGACTCTGGAGATCATACCATCTGGCAGGCTGCCTCTGGATATCGCTACTGGTCTTCTTGCTCTCTGATCGAGAAACAGGTACACGGCGCGGGTGGGTGGGTGGACATCACCTCCACGAGCACCATAAATCTGATCCAGGGCAAGATTACCACGGCAGTAGCCTTGAACTCGGATGATCTGGTTAGAGTAACCGGCGTGCGCCGCTCAGAATTGGCCTTCCAGAAAGTGGTAGGGCTCTTTGATGGAAAATGCAAAATCGATGGCAAGGATATAGACACCTCTTCAGTCGATGATTCCGGATGGGGCTCTTCTATCATCGGCTCGCGATCCTGGGAGATCAGCGCCGGGGCGTTCTACTACAATGGCTCTATTCCGTTGGCCGCCCTGGCCGTACAGTATTATTGGAAGTTCTATTCCGTGCTGGCCACGGTGCCGTGGGCTATCGGAAAAGGGGCAATCCAGAGCATGACCAACTTGATCGCTAACGCCAATGACGCTCAAAAGCAGGATGTCGTCGTTAAGGGCGCGGGCGAACTGTATCTTGAGTAGCCGGGCGAACCTCCGGCAATTATATATTTTCATAATGAGAGGAATAATAGATGAGCGAAAATGCAGTGATTTTGGACATGGACGAGACAAGAGAAATCAAGTGGACGTTCAACGCAATCAAGAATTTCGAGAAGCGCGGCAGGGAGATCCTGAAGCGGCTCGACCTGAAGAACGAGAAGGGTCAGTCTATAGCCACATCGCCGATGCACGCCGGCTACATACTCAGCGGCTTCCTGAGAATCGCCGAAGTTCTGGAGGCTGCCGTAGCCGCTGCAACCGGCTTATCGGGCCTGGAGGGCAAGAAGGGCGAACCGTCCGAGGCCAGCGCGGCCATTGAGGGCTACATAGAGCGCGGCGGTAATCTTGAGACCCTGCAAAACGAAGTCTACAGAGCATATCTGGTAGCCACGGACCCTTCTTCTATCGTGACCTGGCAGGAAAATATAGCCAGGAACGAAGAGGCAACCAGGATCAACAGGGAGAAGCAGGAAGCCAAGATGGAAGTTGCACGGCTGGAGCTGGCCGAGGATCTGGCCAGGATCGAGAGGATGAAGAAACTTTCTGGCAATCCGTCTACCGCATCGGCTACATAGAACTGGGCCTTCCGCCCAGCCAGCTCATGGGGCTGACGGCAAACGAACTCCGGGCCTTCCTGGAGCACCGGACCAGGCAACGGGCAGAAGCGCGAGAGAACGCGGCCTTTTCCGGCTATTGTGCCGGGGCGGCTTTTGCCCTGGCCTGGAAGGGAGAACTTGGAGATTTCAGGGACTTCTATTTCGTTCCTTCCGAAGAGCCGCCCAAAAAAGAGTACACATCCGAAGAATACATATCCAGATACGAAAGCTGGCAGTAAACTTTTTTTCATAGTGATAATAACTTAGCGGAGCTACTACATGACCGACGCCGGACGCATAACCGCAATCATAGATGGGGATATCTCCCAGCTCACGAGCGCGCTCAACCAGGCCAGGAGCCACGCTACTACATCAGTGGCCGGAATAGAAAGCGGTTTCAAGCAGGGCTTTGGTTCTGGCCTGCAGGGCTCCATCCAGGGTATCACTTCTGGCATGGGCCCGCTCGGATCGGCCATATCCGGCGTCACCGGCGGGCTCGGGCTGGCGGCTACGGCCAGCATCGCAGGCGTGGCTGCGCTCGGGGCTCTCGGCGCGGCTTCGATCAACACCGCCGCCAATTGGGAAAGCCTCATGGCAGGCGTCAGCAAGACGACGGGCGTCGAAGGCTCCGGCCTGGATCAGCTTTCTGCAGACCTCCAGCAGATCCGGACAGAGACCGGAGCCACGGCAGAAGGCATCGCAAGCGCCGTCACCACTGCCGGATCTATCGGCATACCTACAGCAGAGCTGGCCGGATTCACTGAAGTAGCTATGCAGATGGGCTCGGCCTTCTCCATGAGCGCCGAATCCGCTTCGGAGGCAATGGGCAAAATCGGTAACGTGGTCAAGCCTGCCGAGATGTCTTGGACGGAATTCGCCACTAAGGCCGGGTCCACGGTCAACGATCTGGCCGACTCGATGGCAACCAGCGAGGCCGAAATCCTAACGGGTATGAAGCACCTGGGCGCCGTGATGGGCCTGCTCAAGCCTCCAGCCGACACTATCCCGGCATGGACCGCGATGGTGGCCACCGTGCAGAGCTTGGGGCTCGCCGGAGATCAGGCAGGCGAGGCCATCCAGGACGCCTTGATGTATGCCACGAAGGACGCCAAAGGGGCGATCTCCGGGCTCCTGGGCAAGTCGAGCGAGCAACTGCAGCTCGATCTTCGCACTAATGCCCCGGAGGTAATGCAAGAGGCAGCCGAGGCCATAGCGGCCCTGCCGCTTGAGGAGCAGGGCGAGGCGCTGGCCTCTTTCGGCAGCACTGGCTCCAAAGCCATAGCTCTGCTCATGGGCGATCTAGACAAGTCCACCGGCAAGTTCGACAAATTTGGCAAGGCCCTTGATACCGCTAATGAAGGCTGGAAGAATGGCGCGAGCCTGGCCGAAGCCTATGGCAAATCTCAGGATACCTTCAACGCCTCAATGGATCGTCTCGGGGCCTCCCTGGATGTTGCCGGCCAGAAGCTCGGCACGGTATTTCTGCCGGTCCTGACTGATGTCGTGGATGCCCTGACGGGCGGCGTACAGGCCGCAATGGACTTCGGAGCAGGAGTCAGCAACGCCTATGACTCCATCACCTCTGGCGAAGCCCTGGGCGAGATTGGGCAAGTCCTGTCCGGTGATCTCATGGGCGGCATGGAGGGCTTGCTCGGCTTCGATGCCGCCGACTACAAAACAACCCTCGCCGAGACGACCGAGGAAGGCACCGAAGAGGGCATGGAGGCCGGGGCGGATAATGCACAAGACGGCGTGAGCAAAACCATTGAAGACGCCGCCTCAGAGGGGCTGTCAACTGCTTTTGAAGACCAGATGAAGGCACAGAAGCAATGGATAGCCGAGAATGGGTCACGGTACGAAGCCGGCATGACCTTTGACACCGATTATGGAACGTGGACATCACAGGCATCCGCCGTTCCCGAAATAATCACCGAAGAAAACGTAAGGCTCGGAGAGCAAGAGTACATCCTTCGCACGATTGCTAGAAACGAAACCCTGACCTACGAACTGAGGCAGAAATCCAATGATGAGTTAGTCCGGCAATCCGCCCAACTGAGGATGACTAATGATCTTCTCTCTGATCGTAGTTGGTCGGAAACTTTGGGACTTGGAAAAATTTCTGCCGTAAGTAAATGGATAGACTTCGATGAGATTGTAGATCAAGAAGCGGCGATAAAAACCAGGTTGGAAGAGTTGGGAGAGAAAGCCGGATCTGCCCTGAAAGATGGTATCCTGAAATCAGCAGAACGCGATATGCTGCAAGAACTCGTGAAAGACTTTGAAGCGGCTGGCGGGGATGTATCTAATGCCCTGATCCAAGCGATCAAAAGACAAGATTGGGCGGGCGTGGGGAGTCTGATCAGCACCCAAATAGCAAGCGGATGGGGAACCTTCGATACAAAATCATTTGCTGAGCTGATCGCGGACCCAGCCGCCGTTCAGAACGCAGCCACAGACATAAACAAATTCTTTGACGGTACGATAGTTCCGGGCATCAAGAACGGCATGGAGAACGCCAAGGCCGCCTTTGACTCCGGCCAGATCACGCAGGATCAGGTTTATGAGGACTTGATCAAGCCTCTGGAGCAGTACGCCGATTATCTTCCGGCGTGGGCCGAACGGCTGAATGCCATGTTTGGCAACCAGGAGATATCGATAGATGAGTATCTCGGGCTGCTCGATGAGATGACCAAGAAGGCAGAAGAGAACACCAAAAAAGTCAAAGATCAGACGGTCGGCTATGACAACCTGAAAAAGACGCTCGGAGACTGTCCAGAGTGCGCCATGTCCGAGTTCGGGCAGTGGCAAGAGTCGCAAGACGACCTTTTCCAGGGCTCCTATATCGGCAAGGGCGGCCAGGAGTACATAGACTGGAAGACTCAGCAGATCGCCGCTGTGGCCGAGACGCAGGCCGCTATGGAGAGCATGGGCGGCGCGGTCCTGGGCCAGCGATACGAAGCACCATCAAAGCAAATCAAGATAGACGCCGACACCAGCCCGGCAGAAGCGGCCAAGCTCAAGTTTGAAACTGCCATAGCCGAGGCCAAGCCACAGATGAGCCTGCAGATCGAGACTTCGGCAGCAATGGGCGAGGTAAATAAGCTCCTGACCTACATTATCCAGGCCAATCCGGTAATGCGGGTGCAGGTGTCCGTGGATGCCTACGCTGGAGAGATTCAGGCCGCTGTAGATGCAGCGATTAGAAAAGCACTGGCTTAATATTTTCAGAGGTAATATGCTACATGAAAACGACACGCACTACTGGATAGGCCGGACGCCTGGCGGCTGGATCTCTCAGGAAGATCTAGCCACCACCGCCGACCCCAAATTTTCTGAGGTCGATATACTCAGGATTGAACCGCTATCACCGACCGCATTTCAGGCGATCCTGGAAGCGGCGAAGCCTCCAGGATATACGCTTTTCTTCAGGCACCGTTTTCATGAGATTATGGGCGGGCAGATTATTGGCGTGGAATATATCCTGGCCCTGGAGCGGGGCAAATGGACGGCAAAGGACGCCGCCGCAATCGATATAGACGACTTCCCGATAGTGGACGGCTTCCGGGCGAAGCTCGACCTAACGGGGGAGGTCGATTTTGAAAGCTCTGCAAATTTCACTTTCATCACATCTTTGGAAAATGGCATAAATAAATATGCATTTGTGAGGTCATAAAATGGCTACAATTGAATGGCGGCGTGGCACCGGGGCAGCATCCGGCACAGATCCAACGACAGGCACAACTATTACTCATCTAAAAAATAAAACAAAGGATGAGGCAACAAACGATACTAACTACAGTATCCCTATTCCGTCGGCCCTGTATAATTACAGCTTTTGGGAGACGATATACGCCTATGCTACGGCTTTGTCTGAAGTACTTTCCAATTTCAAAATTTACGGCGGCGGCGTGCCGAGCGGATATACTGGCGTTATCCTGCATATCGGAGATGAGCAGTCCGATACATACATACAGGCCACTGGCACCGAATCCGAGACCGGGCTGGAGATTGTAGATAATCATAGTCAGGTGACATCAAAGACTGACTTTTTGGCCACCTACACGAGCGGCAACAAAAAGGCGATTGCCTTGGCAGGAGGCGTCGCGTCCATTATTGGCGTCGGGCGCGTCACGAAATATATTTTCTTCCAGATGCGGGTGACGATCACGGCCACGCACGGCGCTTTGGCGAACTATTCCATAGTGGGTCAATACGACCTAGCTTGAAGAATATTTTTTAGGTGTGATTAAATGATAATAGGCAAATCCATGATAGGGCATCCGGCCAGGATCGGGATGAGGAGCTGGCCGGAGTGGCTAGCCCTCACCGGAAACGCGACACTGACAGCTCGCATTCTGATGGACGCCATAACCGGAAATGGGCTTCTCTCCGAACGGACGCTCATGAGCAGCTTGCCGGGAAATGGCTTGCTCTCGGCACGCACCACTATGGCCGCCCTGACTGGAAATGCCGATATTTTCACGGCCATAATTCTGCACGGCAACGCGAACCTGATGGCCCAAATAACCGCTGATGCCCTTCTCGGCAATGCTCTCCTCTCCGAGAGGATCAGCATGAGCAGCCTTCCAGGAAACGGGCTTCTCTCTGAGCGGATCAACCTGAGCTTGCCCGGAAACGCCATACTGCGATTAGTATATTATATGGCATCTCTGACCGGGAACGGGCTCTTGAGCCAAAGAAATCTAATGACATCCCTAACCGGAAATGCTCATATATGTTATCAGATCGCTATGGATGCGATGACCGGAAACGGCCTGCTCGGGGAAAGGATCAGCATGAGCAGTCTTCCCGGAAATGCCCAACTCATAGTGCAGACCACTGTACCATCATTACAGGGCAGCGCCTATCTGGTGGATAGGCATTACTGGGCGCTCGGGCCGGATGGAGCATTGATCGACCTTTCCGGAAAAGTCGCCGATCCGGACCCTAAAGGATTTGGCACCGTCGTCAAGAAGCAACGACTGGAGGGCGCGAGGCGTGTGTCCTTGCAGGATACGGGCCTGGAGGGAGGCGAATATACCTTCCATGTTTACTTCCAGACCGACGCCGAGCGCTTAGCATTTCAGGCCAGCATCAACAACGACGCGGAAGACTACCGGCTCCACATAGGCAGATCTGACAGATTCTATTTCATAAAGAAGATTGCCACAGAGCCCGAAAAAGTCAAGACCGCAATGGGGCCGGTGCAGAAGGTCACATGCTGGATGGAAGATCCCTGCATGTATCACGCTTTCGACCAGGGAGTAGACCTGGGGGCCTGCTCGTTGCCCCAGGACGGCACCAGCAAATATAACTTTGGCACCGCCCTTGCGCCTTTCCTTTTCAGGATCGGCGGGCAGTACAACTCTGGCCAGTTGACTTTGCCTTTCGTAAAATGTGTGGACGGATCGACAGAGGAAACCAGCCTTGCCCTCGGGCCGGGGCTGCTCTCGAATGAGTATGCAGAGCTAACCCCGGACGGCTGGCATAAGTATTTCCTGACGCATACTTATACCGACCTATACAGCAACAATAATTATTGGCAGTATGACGCAGTACATAGCCTCTGCTCTCTGGCAGGCGGTCAGGTATCCGTGCCCTCCGGTGGGTGGTTCTACTACAAATTTCAGGGCTACCCCCTGAAGGATGATATCAAGCTTCTGGCCACGATCACCGCCACAGGTTCGCCTATCGTGCAATACTCAACTGATGGGATAACGTGGACTACAGCGCTCGCTGCAACCGAAATTATCAGCGGCGTGCAGACCACATACTACCTGACCGGCACCGAAAAAAGGAGCACGGTTTACGTGCGCTTCTATTCCCCGGTTGGCTCCTCAATGACCGTCCAAGACGTTTCTTTTGAGATGGAGCGGGATGTTTCGGCGCAATATCTCCAGATGCCCTCTTGTCCGGCGGGCGAGACCAGGGTAATCCGAGTCACTGGCAGCGGCAGTACGAAGGCAAAGATCAGCACCACGTTTAGGGCGAGGTGGCAACCTCAATGAGCGAGATAGAGATAACCAACCCGGACGGGCAACCCGTTAAGCCCGTCCTAACTGAGCCGCCAGCCTACGACGAATACTTAGACAAGCCCCGGCGGATCGCGGCCAAGATCGAAAAGGCATCAGGCCTCGATCCGCAAGGCACCGCGAAGGCAACCAGGCGGGGCAAGATCCTTTTATTGGGCCATGTGAAAAAGCTGGATCAGAGCAAATCTGAATATGATACACTGACAATCGATTCTGCCGAGGCCTTGCTGGATGAGCGGATCGGCCAGTTCTACAGGTATCCCGCTGGAACCTCGATCAATTCCATGCTGGCCAGCTCAATGGGCGGCTCTGTCGTGGGATTGCTCGCAATGGCAAACGGCCTGATCCCGCGCGGCTCATGGGTATTGCATTCGGGCAGCGTCTACAAGATTGTCGGGGCCGGTACATCTTCCCGGTTCGGAACTCTGACTCAGATCTACCAGGATACTACCCTGCTCACGAAAAGAACTGCCATCCCCGTAGTCGCCTCAAGTTGGTATCAATCCTCAACAGATCTCTATATCTGGTGTTCTGACAGTGCGAGCCCCGACGGGCATCTCATCATATCACCGAATTTCAAGGATACCCTGCTCAGGCTCGGCACAATCTCAACCGGCTCAAGCACTTTCGCAGTCTGCTATGAGGTAGGCGCAAGCAAGCTTTCCAGCCCCATCAAGAGCCTTATCCTGGCGGGTGGCCTGGAATATTCCGTCAGGTACGAAAAGGACGGCTATGCTTATCTGGATGGCTCGGTGGTCGTCGGCCTGGGCAGTGCGTCGGAGCCGGTGGCCACCTACATCGAGGACAAGAACGCCGAAATTTCGATAGATCAGATAGACGGCTATGGGCATTTGCAGGCTCTATTAGGCCAGGGGGCGGGGTCGGGCCTGACTCAACAGTGCGCCGCTGCAATCGACTTTACCACACCTGGCACCTGGCGGGAAGGCATCTACCAGGCGGGCGGGCTATTCGGTACAATGCTCAGGGAGGCCACGACAAAAGTTTTTGCGGACTGCCAGGATCCCACGATCTACAATATCCGCTGCATAGATCAGGATTGGAGTCAGGCGGTCGGGAATTATGTGGGCGTAATCCGAAAGGGGCATCAGCCGGTATATAAGCGCATCAAGCATATCGGCATGAAAAGCGGCGCTATGACTCTGGAGGTCGGCCAAAGATTGCGGACCCTGCAAGAACTTCTGAAGGCCGGGGATGAGGTACAGCAAGTCCTATCCAGCTTCTACGGCAGCCACACAAAGAACGCCTGGAGCTGGTCAATAGACAGCCAGAACTTAGACAATTCTACGCCGTTGCAACTAGAATTTGAGCTGAAGGATTCCGAGGAGAACGGCGAAATAGATCCTAACTTCCCATACCAAGTTCTGCTAAATATTAAGATAGACTGGTATAAGTCCTCTGTTAAATCGGCAACCGTGAGCGGGCCGTCTCATAGCTCGGTAGGATCACATGCAGGCTATGGTGGGAAGGCTACAAGCTCGGAGGCAATGACGGCGCACAGCGTTCCGGCACAAACGGCGGCTGCGTCTGGTGGGAGGGAAATAATCGCCGGAGTCAGTCACACGCACACGGGCGCACCCGATTCCGTAATAGATATTGATGGCGTCGGCGAATTTTATGGGTCGTGTGATCCTGATTATGGGGACTGCTGGGGCGATTGCTACATAGAAAACGGTACTGGACAATTGAGTATCACAAGGGGTCCGGGTGGCAGTACTCAGTACATGAATCCAGAATCACACACGCATGCCGTGCCGATCCACAATACCGCGGCTGCCGCGGATCAATCACACACCGGAGGAACCGATACCGCAAAAACTCGCGCCGGATCTTCTCAGCATTCCGATCAGGTAATCCAAGAAGATGCCGGGATGGACTATCTCGTAAATGAGCTATCCACCGGCTCGCCTGCCCTACTCACGTTGGCCGTGCTCTGTAATGGTTCGCATGTACCAGGCTCTCCATTTTCCGGCTCGGGTGGCCTATATATTGGGGATTCGCTGGATGCTATCGACCTATCGGGCCTGGTGACGGTCGGGGGAAAAAGCTCACTGACAATAAGCCTAAGCGAGTATGGGGGAAGCGGCACCGTGAAATGTGCTATCAGTGGAAATGTAAATGTGTCTGCCGTGATCTCAGCTTTCTAGGGTATCCCACCAGTTGACATCTTGAAAACCGTTTCCGTCAGATAGAAGTTCATAGATATTTCGGTAGACGGTGACGTTTTCAGAGTAGTATTCGCTCGATATGTCTCTTAGGGCGAATACTTCCCCGGTGTCAGTGCATGCCTCGAACATTAGCCATCCTTCCGAGGTTAGGGCCTGGATATAGCAGTGAGACATTTCAAAATTTATAATTAGATTAGTATCTATGCCCATGTTTTCTAGCTTCCGTTCTGCATGGGCTGATATCTGAGTGCAGTCGAAGGTATCACTATATAGAGCACTATAATTTATTTCTTCCAATGCGGAGCAAATGGCTTCCGGGGTGGTATTTTCCTGTTGCACGTAGTAATAATATGGGTCCGGCATCTCGGCCATCGCGGGCATCAGGAGAAAGGCCAGGACCAGGAATTTTATCATAATTAGAAAGAGCACGTTCTAACTTATAAGACTTACGAGGTATAAAAGCATGGTTAAATTCGATCTTCCCGAAAGAAAATTCGTCCCTGACGTGGATGAAATCGGCATTAATCCGCACCGCCTGAAGCAGATAATAGAAGATGCCGAGGCGTACAATAAGGACTGCCGCCTCTGGAAAAAATACGAATCAGACACCGGTGAGGAAATCCCGGAGAAATACAGAGGCAGGAACCGCTACTGGATTACTGCCGGAGAAGGGCAGAACGATAAGATAGGCGTCTATACCGTGATTTCCGTCTATGATCTTGATCCTTCGGACCCGGATGGCCGGGTATTGATCGCGAAATACAGGCCAGAAAGGGCGGCATATAGGGCATCCAATGGCAACGAAATAGACGCTACCCCATTGCAGACCCTGGCACAGGCCGAGAAGCATCTCAAGGCCTGCAAGCTGGAAGCTGAGCGACAGGAGAGGATGGCCAAGAAAGATCCTAAGTTGACCAGCTCCATCAAGGCCCATATTCCGCTGCTCTATTCTCCAAATACCGCCAGGAAGGTAATCGATGCTAGACAGAAATAGGCTTCTCGATTGGCTTTTCCCGGATGTCCGAGCCGAACTATTCCGGCAGGCTATGTTCCAAGAGGCCATGTTTGACATCCAGGCTTTGCGGCTGCCTATGGCTCCGGATATTCTGGAGGAGGCTATCGCCAATTGTACAGCGCTGCAAGCCGATATTAACGCCGGGAAGATCGATCTTCGGGCAAGAGCCATGAGCCTGATCGAAGTGCTGAAGCGAAAAGGAATTCTGAAGCCAAAGGAGAAGAAACAATGACGGATATCGCGACGATGGAGACTACCGTTCTCAGGGACCATACCTATCGAGCCATTCACCGAACCGTAGAGGAGCGGAGGGATGCGGGCTATTTCGTCATCTCTGGCGGCCAGGTCACGCAGCGCGGCGCGGGCGCAAACATGTCCGTTGATGTCGCTGCAATTCCGTATCTTTTGGGATGGTTGCCCGGCGTAAAATCGAGCACCACCAACGTGGTAATAGATGCAGCAGACGCGACTAATCCACGGATTGATGTGCTGTATATCAATGCGAGCGGGACTATCGCGATTCTGAAGGGCACTGCCAGGGCGGTCAAGCCGACTGGTGAAACCACATGGCGAAAATATGAAGATCCATATCCAGCGGACGCGAGCAGCACACCCGGCTTGATCCTGGCTGAAATTGTAGTCCCTGCCGGCGCAACGTCAATAGTCGATGCAAATATCAGGATGCTTGGATCTATTTTGCGGAAAAAAGAATTTGTGACTGCGCCCGTGGAAGTGGACCACGCCGCAACATCGCCCTTCGCGATCTGCACCGCGCCAGCCTGCAGTATTGTAGAGCCTATTATCCTATGCACGGAAAACGAAAGCGGCTGCGTGCTTACTATCGGTGATGAGGATGATGTGGATTCGCATTGCACTGATGCATTAATGCCGACAGCGACGACAGATGCGCCGGTTGAAGGACCTATTGGAAAACAATATTATGCGGCAGCCAAGGCACTGCGGGCAACGATTACGACAGCAGGTACAGCCGGAAAGTGGAACGTGCAATTTAGAATTACGTTGGTGGGCTAAAAATGGTAGTAATTCCGAAATATTATCCAGCCGGAAAAGCAACCGGAAACTTTGATCTGAACGGAAACTCTATCCTGAATCTGAAGCTTCCGTGGGTGACAGTTGGGTATGGGAATCAGTATGACATAGTAGTAGATCCGGCAGGGACGGAAGAGGGACACGTTTTCCAGGACGCTTTGGATCTTTTGATGATCCGATCTGGAAATCGGGGCGGCACAATACTAATAGGGCCCTGTAAAATAGATAGCAGTGACGCTGCTATACCGACACTCGCCCACGCGGATTATGCGACTGCCTCATTGCGAATCTCTGGCGCGGGGTTTACTGAAATCGGCGGGACGGAAATAGTGACACCAGCAGGACCAGCGGCTACCGACGGCCTTCCCATCGGAAACATCGGGAGTAATGGAATCGAACTTGATCATTTCTATATCCACGCGAAGGGACCGGCGTATGCCGACAGGGGAAAATATGGTATATATTTCAGTAGTTCGATAATCCCTCGAATACACGACCTGCATATATCATATTACCAATTAGGCATCGAGGGCTACACAAATCCGGTTTACGCAGCGCATTTCCGAGATCTTAGGTTTACCGGATGTCTTTATGGGATAGATACGGCTGGATATCACAATATATATGAAAATATATTTTCCGGGTATAGTATCCCGACTGGAGCGGAGGCAACTTCTGTCGGAATGTTGATACATTCCGGGAGCATCGGATATTCAGTACTGAATTGCGATGGCGGCGACGCCGGAACCGCCTTACAGGTAACTGGAAAGGGCCACATAATACAAAATCTGTGGTGCGAACCGCTCTGCGATGTGCCTATTGCATTTGTTGGAGCAAATTACTGTAAGGTATATGGGATCTATGCCGATACTTCGACACACGCGAAAACAATAACCGTGGATGGCACATCATATTACAACGAAATTGAAGTCACCGGAGGGGCGGCGGGCTCTCCTGCGATCACGTTTGCGGCGAGTTCCGAAGAAAACATAATCAAGAGGCATCGGACATATGCAGGCGTCATAACAGATGGTGGAACCCGAAATGTCGTAAACATTCAAACATCTCAGATAGTAGTCCCGGCAACAGGCAATTTTCTGGTTGGGGATGTCTGCTGGAATGCGGCGGCTGCATCGGGCCAGCCGAAGGGATGGATATGTACCGTGGCGGGCTCGCCCGGCACCTGGGTTAGCATCGGAAATCTTTAGGGCGTCCTGTCGCGAACTTCGCGAAAACTTTTTTTATGAATTCTTTTCATGCATGGCCGGAGGTGTCGCGATTTTGCGAGCGTAAGCTATTAATAGTTTCTGATTCATAAGTAAGTATCATGGCACAAGTAAAGATAAGTGAGCGCATCCTCCCAATCGAGGACGCGGCGCGCAGGCTGCGGGGCCTCGAGCTCCGGGTAAGTGCGACAGAGGAAGCCCTGGGCTTTCCATTCGACGTGAATTTCCCGCATGCGGCTGGAGCTGCGAGCCAGGACAGGAGCATGATTCTGGAGATTCGTGGCGGGTATTGTGATCTCATGGAGCTGCAGAGGATGGTGAACTGAGATGGCAGATATTACAGTTATCGAAGCGACGTCGGTGGAGCACATCCACCGAAACGCAGAGCCGCTGAAAATCAAGCTCGTGAAAGGGCAGAAGGATAGCTATGGATGGGAGATATCTTGCGCCAGCGCGAGCCTGCCAGAGATCCTGACGCAGCTACAAGCGGCAGACGCCGCCCTCAAGGCGACATGGGGGGCAGGTCAATGACTTCCCACCGCTCTCATTTGGATATTGTCTGCCAGGTGCTCGCCTACATCGAGAAGGAGCCCCACAATAAGACGGAAATCGTCTACCAGAACAATCTCAATTTTCGGACGGCTGGCATTCTGCTCAATGATCTGGTCCGGGCCGGCCTGGTGGAGCGTCTCGGGCGGGCATACTCGATTACGCCGGACGGAAGAAAGGCCCTGGTCAGCATAACGGAAATCTCTGAGCTGATCAGGAGGCCACCGCAATGAGGCCCGATCCTCTTCATATTTGGTGGGGGTTCCTGGCGTTCTGGTCGGGCATCATTCTTTGCCTGGCCATGCTCTCCGTCGGGCAGGCCGTCGAGCTGTCCATAGTCGGCCAGAGCACCGGCCAGGGGCTACAGAACTTGACCTTTTGCGGTGATGCCCTGAATGTAAGCATCCTGCAGAACGGCTCCTGGCAGGGCTGGAACGTGACCCTGGAGGCAATGACATGAAACTATCTGAGGAAGAGGCGAAGGCATTTTTTTCCGTCTTCTATCGGGGCGAGCATCATTTTCCAGCAGCGATGAAGCCCTTCGGCGAGGGATGGGCAATGAGCCATTTTGGCGGCCTGTCCACATTCGACAACGACGGCTTGACCCGGCTGGTGCTGCTCGCTCATGAGAAGTGCATCCGGGTGGAGATAGACCAGGGCGGGCCAAGTCGCCTCAGGATCTCAATACATGGCAGGAAACGCGACGGTGCTATGTGGGAGCGACACCCCACAATCGGACAAGTGCTCCTGTTGGGGGGCGAGGCATGAGCGCTGGTAAGGGGAAGAGGACCAGGGATCGCAGAAAGGCGGCAGAAAAGCAATGGCAGGCCGTCCATCTCCGGCAGAGGGCGATATATTCAGCTCTCCTGGAGATACCAGATATATGCTATCGGGTGCCGAATCTTCGGAGGTATGCATGACGGAAACTGAAGTATGCAGAGAACTTTTGGCTGATCGTGACCGGATGCTTGAGGAGATCTACCAGCTCCGGAAGTTCCGGGCCGTGGCAATCGGACTGATTGAGAGCATGTCGAGGGCGATGGCATGAGCGCCCTGGATGCCTTCTCCCTCTCCGAGCGGGATTGGGAGGACGTGGAAGGCCGCTACGAGCGGGCAGCCGAGGGCGCGGCAGGGTCCGAGGATCAGGCGGCGGCCATTCTGGTATCGCTCCTAGCAGGGCTCTCGGATGTCGAGCAGAAGGCGTTAGCGTTAGGCGTCGTGATCGGGAGGATGAGCAGATGAGCTGCTCTTTGGTGGGCGGGGCGTATCGCACAACGTGGGAAAGAAGGTATTTGTGGGCGCAAGTTTTCGGGAGCCACTATGCGATTCACCGCGAGGATAAGATCAGGCATCTCGTATTGGCCCAAAAGCTGGCCACGAGGCCGAAATGGAGCTGGAAGCAGGCTATGATATGGGCGGCTAATCGCAGGCTGCCGCACTCGGGGGCGGGCATATGAGCCAGGATGAGACGCTCGACTACCCCCCCGGGCGCATGGCCCGGCTACGTATCTGGAGATTCAGGCGGGCACTAAGTTGAGCATAGCATCCGTTTTTCAGGATTTGCAGCACCTGAAAAAGGATAAGCGGGTGACGGCGAAGAAGAAGCGCGGGCGGGCGCGGCTTTACGTGGCGGTGCCGGGATGAGGCCCGCCTACTTCTGCCGGATCACGCCGAGCGGGCTCCTGGAGATTCATGGTCCGGAGCCTTTCTATTTTTGGCGTGGCGGCCAGGACGGCGTAAGGTGGATTTAGGCTTTTTTTTCTGGAAATGTTATTAACAATTGTTATTTTAGGAGAGACAAAAAAAAGATTAATTTTCTTCTAGCTCATGAAGAGCGGCCATCAGCTCCGCGTCTTTTCCGAAATATACCAAGTCCCGCGCTGCCTTTTCTTTTTTCCGTACAATGGTTCTCGCGAAATCTATCTTTTCCTGTCTTGTTTTTGCTGCCTTCTCAGATTCCCGTTTTTCATCTGCGAAAATGAATAGTTGATCAACGGATATCATGAGCGGGCAACTATGCCGCAGATCTCCGACGATTTCCCGGATTCTGGATTCTGGCACCATCTTACCTTTGCCATGGAAAATCAGGGTCTGGTAATCGGTTTTAATCTCCGGAAGGTCTCTATCAATCTGTGTAAGTTTTTCATGAACGATCCTGTCAAGACGTTCATTGAAAAATTTAAGTTTTTGAGCAGATACCATCTTTCATCCTCCAAAAAGATTTAGGCGGGCGGGATTCCGATGGCCCCGCACAGGTCCGCCCAGCTCAGGTTCGCCTCGCTCAGGTTCGACCCGCTCAGGTCCGCCTTGCGCAGGTTCGCCCCGCTCAGGTTCGCCTCGCTCAGGTTCGACCCGCTCAGGTCCGCCTTGCGCAGGTTCGACCCGCTCAGGTCCGACCAGCTCAGGTCCGCCTTGCGCAGG